ATTAAAAGTATTCCAAATCAATATTTCGACGAGATAGAGCAAACAGCACTGAGAAATTTCAGGGCAGGAAAACGCGCAAGCTCTTGGCTTGAAGAGATTCAAAATCGATACAAGGTATCAAAAAACAGGGCGAAGTTGATTGCAGTAGATCAGACGCATAAATTCAACGGCGAATTGAACCGAGTACGTCAACAAGGTCTCGGAATTGAAACCTATACCTGGAGAACGGTTGGGGATGAAGCGGTTAGGCCGGAGCATGCGGCGATCGATGGTGAGGTTTATTCATGGGATCCAAGTGGCCGACAGCCTCCAAACAGAGAGCATCCGGGCCAAGCAGTGAATTGCAGATGTCAGAGTGAGCCAAATATTGAGAGCGTTTTGAGCGCGGCAGAGCGAGGAGAATTGATCTCAGCGAGAACAAGGACCGGAAACACATCAGCCGAGATTGCAACGAGAGCCGAACGAGAGCAACGAGCAATTACAAGAATCGCACAAGCAGGTTGACGAATGGCATGCTTTACGGTTACACAAAAGCATGGCTCAAAGATTCGATCGAGGCGTTCTCAGAAAACCAACGAAGCTCGAGAATGGATTTATCCGCGCCGATGCTTTTGTTACCAGGATAGGTGTCTTTGAGTATCTTAATTCTGACGGATCGAAACACCACGAATTGCGACACCCAAAAGAAGTATTTGCGAAAGATTCGCTTGCAACGCTTTGCATGTTACCAGTGACCCACGAGCATCCAACCGAGCTCCTCACGGCAGATAATGCAAAAGATTTCACTGTGGGATCTACGGGCGAAAGGCCCGAGCAAGATGGAAGATTCATTCGCACCGTCGTCCAGATTAATTCCGCACCGGCGATTCGTGATGTGCTGACAGGTACTCGAAGAGAGCTTTCGTGCGGTTATCTCTGCGACAAAGACAACAGTCCTGGAATCACGATAGGGATCCCCGGTATTCCTGATGGCATAAAATACGATGCGATTCAAAAAAACATCAGATACAATCATGTTGCAATCACGGAAAAGGGAAGAGCTGGCCCAGAAGTATCTTTGCCGAGATTCGATAGTCTAGACGTAGACACTTCGATCATGGTAATCGATAGCGATTATTTTGAAACAGACGGGCGAACGCCCGAAGGAGCGAAACCAATGGAAACCGAGATCGTGACTATCGATGGCGTTCAATACGACATCTCCAAGCCAGCAGCTCAGGCATATCGGAAGAGCGTTGCCATTAACGATGGCAAATCGAAAGAAATGACAGATCGACTCGACGAGCAAACTGCAATCGCCGATGGGCTCAAAGAGCAAATCGCCGATATGAAAAAGAAGCTCGACGAGATGGAAGAGAAAATGAAGGAAGAGATGAGCAGGGATTCCATCTCAAAGATCGTCAAAGCAAGGGTCGCTCTCGAGAGAGATGCGATCACCGTGCTCGGAGACAAAGACGAATCGGGCAAGGCGATCGAGCTTGATTCGATGTCGGATCAGGAGATCCGCACTGCCGTTGTAAAAAAGGCATCTCCGGATCTCAGCCTTGACGGAAAATCCGATTCATACGTTGAGGCTCGTTTTGACCTGGCGATCGAGAATGCGAAGAATCAAAACGATAGCGCCAAAAAGAGCAGAAGCGACATACTCGAGGCTGGCGGACGTCGATCCAACGAAGGCGTGGTGGATTCGGAAAAGGCCAGGGAGAAGATGATCAAGGACACCGAAGAGCGTTGGAAGAAAACACCGGGCGAAAAAACCGCGTAAACCAAAAACCAAAAATCAAAGAATCAATCAGCAATAGCTGACCAGGAGAAAGAAAATGAGCCAGATCGCCTATGATGTCCCAGCAAGAGCGTTCGCCGGTATGCTTGCAGATGCCGCTCCTCACGACATCCGAAGTCTCGTAAATGAAGAAGCCGTTGATGTTCCTTTCGGTATCGTCGTTGTCGAGGGAACTACGGAAACAGAATTCAAGCTGCCGACATCAGCAGCCGACAAGGTAGCGGGTTTTCTCGTCCACAGTCACGCGATCGACAATCGCGGGATCGACACCCAACAAAATGTTCCCGCCGATAAGATGGCGAGCATTCTTCGTTGGGGATATATCTATCTCGTCCCGGAATTGGCAGTCACCAAGGGAGATCCGGTATTTTACCGAATCTCGAACGGTGTCTCAGATGCCACCGAGACACAAAAGGGATCTTGCACAAACATCGATGACTCGGGAACAGCTGTTCGACTGAACGGTGCTCGATGGGCAGCCGATGGCGCCAAGGATGTCCCAACCATGGTCGAGGTGAAGGGTATGCTCGGAGAATCAACGCCGAGCATGATTCGAGCCGATCACATTCAGGTTACCGCCGATACGACTCAATTTCTTTTCCAGACCGATGCGGATCGAGCGTTCTTGCTCGAGGAGGCCGTGTATTACAACGCGACCGGGCTGGCGAACGATGCAACCAATTTCTTTGATATCCAAGTAAAGCACGGAACAACGGTTGCCGCGAATTGGAGTACAGAAACCGGTCAAGAAGGAGCAATCGCCGCCGATACTCCGGTGGTTTTGACCAACGGAGCGGATTTGGTTATCCCACCAGGAACCAGAGTCAACCTGTTTCTCGATGAGGATGGAACGGCAACACTTCCAGCTGGAACGATTCAGGTCACCGGTAGGTATTTGTAGGAACAGAAAACCGAGGCGAAGAGCGAGCGGCCCGCTCATGCTTCTGATGAAAGAAAACCCAAGGAGCAAGTGAAATGAGCCAGTTTTTAAACCTAGACTCAGCAGAAAGCGCGTTTTTTGCCAGAGAGCTTGAGTACATCAAGTCAAAAACCTATGATCTGATTTATCCGGCATTTGCGATCCGGGATCATGTCCCAGTGTCACATGAGGCAGGAACAGGAGCTCTCTCGATCACGTATTATCAATACACGCGGTCTGGCTTGGTGAAGCTGATTTCGAACTACGCAGACGATCTTCCGAGATCGGATGTGTACGGGCAAAAATTCACGTCTCCGGTAGAGAGCATTGCCGGATCGTATGGATACAATATCCAAGAGATCCGAAGCTCTGCCATGTCGAAACACGCCAGGCTTCCACAACGCAAGGCAAACGCAACCCGAGAGAATTTCGAAGAGCGCGTCGATTACATCGGCTGCTTCGGAGATGCGCAAACCGGTCTCGGCGGATTCCTCAACAACGCCAACGTCCCGATTACCACGCTGACAAATGGCGCAGGCGGTGACGAAGAGTGGCGCCTAAAGACACCTGATGAGATCATCTCAGATCTGTCGGGCGCCCAGGGAGCGACCAGATTGGCAACAAAAGGCCGCGAGATCATGGATACCCTATTGGTCCCAGACCGAACCTACACGCACCTGGCATCGACCCCAAGAAGCTCGACAAGCGATACGACGATCATCAAGTACCTATTGAACGCGATCCCGAATCTAAAATCAGTTGTCGGCTGGTGGAGGCTTGCAACGGCTGGAGCTTCGAGCGTTGGCCGGGGGGTGTATTACAGCAAGAATCCCGACAAGGTGACACTGGAAATCCCACAAGAATTCGAGCAGCTCAGGGTTCAAGAGAAAAATCTCGAATTCGTTGTTCCCGTTCACGGCAGAATCGGCGGGACAATATTTTATTATCCGTTATCTGCCAGGTACATCGACAAGATTGATTGATACTTTCATCCCCCGGTTAACGGTGGACGAAAAGGCCGGAGGTAGAGAGCGCGCACTCTCTCGGCAATAGCCGGATCGATCACCTCTAGTCGATCCGGCTCACTTTGGCGGACAGGTGCAATCATGATCATCATCGAAAACAAAGAAGCAAGACAACACGATTTCGTAGATCCTCGGCCAAACAAACGAGACGAAGATGATCTCGGTATTCCCCTCGATCCAGGAATCAATGAGATCGAGGAAAGAAAAATCGATTGGATCGAGGGCCGAAGCGGAACAAAACCCAACGCATGCTGGGCCTGGTATTTCAAAAAGGGATTGTTTGTCAAAAAGAGCATGATCCTCGAAAAGGATGGCGAGCTCGTAGGAGATACCTCAAATCAAAACATCGAGGATCTTCACCTGATGAAACCGATTCAAGCCGCCATTGATTTCGTTGAGGCGACATTCAACCGCGAAATCCTCGAGGAATGGCTGAATGGTCCCGAGAAGAGAAAAGGCGTCATTAGCGCGATAAACGATCAAATTGCCGAGATCGAAAGAAATCCACAGGATCAATAATGGCTCCTGTGGCTCAGGACGTGAAAGATCGGGCTACCGAATTTGCGTCAACACCCGATGCAACGATCAACCTAGCCCTGGCCGATGCCGAGCTCCAGGTGAACGCTGCGAATTGGGGAGACCGTGCCGACATCGCAAAGATTTATCTCGCCGCTCACTTGCTCAAAATCTGGGAGTTGCAAAGCGGATCGGCACCGGGACCAACAAACTCGATGACTGATGGATCGCTATCCGTGAGCTTTGCAATCGCCACCGGGCTCGATTCCTCCGATTTGTCATCGACAGTATGGGGCAGGCAGTACGAGAGAATGCGACGCGATATCTTTTCGTCTCGGGTGTTGTGATGCCATCCGGCTCTGGTTTCGAAGAGCGAGATCTCGGATGGAACGGAATCAAATCCGCAATGCGACGAGGCGTGTCCCAGCGTGTTCTTGATGTTGGGATAATTGGCGATAATGCTTCAGGGGTTCACGAAGATTCAGATCTGACAAACGCTCAAATAGCAACGATTCACGAATTCGGTGGAAAAGACAACCGCCCACCCGAACGCTCGTTTATCCGAGAAACGATTGACAAAAAACGTCAGACGTACATTCGGAAGATGGAACAAATAGCCAGGTTGTTCTTTGAAAAAAAGATGTCCCTAACAAAAGGTCTCGGATTGCTCGGTGAAAAGGTCCAGGGCGATATCAAGCGCTGGATGAAAAGCGGGATCCCTCCGCCTCTTGCCGATTCAACGATCAATGCAAAGACTGTCGCAGGAAAAAAGAAAACAGTCCCGTTGATCGACACTGGCCAGCTCTGGGGATCAATCACCTACGTCGTCAGAAAGCCAACAGACAAATGAGCGCATTTGGACAAGTGATCGAATTCTTCAAGGTCTCAACGAATATCGCGATTAAGCGTGACGTTCTCGGGGCGACAGTCAAGGGAAGGTATACGCCCGGTTCTCGATCAACGATCTCTGATGTTGTCGCAACCGTCCAGCCGTTGTCTGGCGATGAGCTGGAGATATTACCAGAAGGAATGCGATCGAAAAGAACGCAGAGATTTGATTCTGAAACAGAATTCAAACAGAGCGACACGGCAACAGGTCTTGGCCCTGATTGGATCGAATGGGATGGGGAGACCTGGGAAGTCGAAAAGGTCGAGACTCATACCTGGGGATCTTACTGGACGGCTCTTTGTGTGAAAGTGGGTCAATAATGCCAACGGTCGATTTGAAGCCAAATGCAGCGGGAGACGAAACACAGATCCCAACAGCCATACCGAACGTTGCGCATTATCTAAATATGGATGATCCGCCCGGATCGCCCGACGATGCCGCAACTCATGTCCGGACAAAATACGTGGGACCCGGAGATCCGCCAGAACCAAAACAGAGTTGATCTATGTCGGTCATCGATCTTTACAATATCGAATCGCTCGAATCCAAGTCGGTCCCAGTCGGATCGACATTCGATCAAGTCGTCATCTATGCCCGATGTGGATTGTCATCCATTGCGCATGGCCAACGATTCAGAATTGCGATCAAAACCAATGGCGCTGAATATTACGGGGCCTGGCAAAATCCGATCGTTGCTCAATATCTTACATTCACAAAAACGTATTCAACCAATCCAAATACGTCATTGGCCTGGACGTGGGCCCAGCTGAACGCACTACAGATTGGCGTAGATTTAGACCCAAACGGAAATTCGGTGTTTCCAGTTTACGGGACGCAGGTATTTGCTAGAGTGACCTACACCGAGCCACCGGCCGGAGGGATCCAGCAACGCTGGATCATGATGGGAGATTCGCACCGATGAGATTGGTAAAAGAAGGCGTTGCGCTCACGATCGAAATTCAAGCGTGTGTGAGATCTGGCGATGCGGATCCAACGGCTGGAGCGATCTCGGCGGCCGTCAGAAAGTGGAAACAGGGAGACGGCGAGAACGGTTACTATTACACCGGGAGCGCATGGCAGAGCGGAGCTGCGACTGTCACGAGCACGAAGAAAGATCTTCACGCCCACGAGGTAACGATCGATGAGACAAGGATGGGATCCCTTGCTGGATTTGAAATATCCGCGAGAGCAGCAGACGCGGGAGCAATTGGCCCAACGACCTGGTTGCATATCGCGGATGATTTTTCGTCAAAATCGAACGATACGATCAACGCAAAAACAACAAATCTTCCATCCGATCCGGCAAGCGAGACAAACATCAACGCGAATGAGACAAAGATCGATTCTGTGCAATCTGATGTCACGGCTATTCTTGCCGATACGGATGCGATTGACACGCGCCTGCCTTCGGATCCGGCCGATCAAAGCCTTTTGGACGCAGAGCACGCGACAACGCAAGGGCTCATTTCTGGACTCAACGATGTGAGTGCAACCGATGTCGCCGATGCGGTATGGGATGAGGATATCGCCGATCATCTTGGTATTGGAAGCACTGGCGAAGCTCTTGATCGCGACTTTTGGGAAACAAGGCCGGGGGGATGACCGATCACCGAGGCAGGGCTGGAGCTCCAATCACCCTAACGACGTACTACTATCTCGACGGCGTTCTTACGGATCCGTTTCTCGTCGACACGGTCGACATTTACACGGCAGCAGTCGGAGGAGCTCCGATCATTTCTGGGCTCGCAGTCATGAGGCTATCGACCGGCGTCTATGAAACTACCTGGACCCCAGCATCCGATCTGGCTGCAGCAACCTATTGGGACGAGTGGACGATCACCGGCAGAAGTGGCAAGGTTCCGAAATCGTATCGACATGAGATTGAGGTATTTGGAAACATGAGCAACCCCTACGATTGGCCGAGTATCGAAGATGCCATTTACGATTGGTTTTTCGGATCAACCGGAATCTCTACGGACTGGGCGAGCCAAAAACGCCCGAATCGTGATTATCCATTCGCGACACTCAAGCGCACGGTAGGGACAAGCAGAATCGCGTTTTCAGATGAAATCAACGAAGAGACGGATCTCGGTCAAGATGTTGGTCAAGAGGTCGGACTTTCGGCGCAAGGTGATCGGGAATTCATGGTCTATTGCCAGGTGAGGACTGGTGACGATGCGCCTGACCTGAACGCGAACAACTATATGGAAATCGCTGAAGCTCGTCTGCAATTGCCATCAATCAAACAATCGTTCAGGGATGCGGGATTCTCTCTCGTCGAAGCCGAGCCGATTCGCGATCTCGATGAGGTGATCGGGACACAATGGATCAGCGGTTGTTCGATGGATGTTCGGTTTCGGATTCTCTCGACATTCACAGAGCGAACAGGTTATATCGAAAAGGTCGAAGTCGGAGGCACCGTCAAGGATGTTGACGACTCAACAGCTTATGACTATACGGAGGATATCCCACAATGAGCCTTTCAGATCTCGTCACAGTATCGATTTCGCTCACTGGTGCAAATATCAGCAGGGCAGGATTCGGGACCCCGTTGATTGCCGCATATCATGCGAATTTCGGAACCAGGACAAAGAGCTATGATGCCGAAACCGGTCTTGCCGATATGGTGATCGATGGCTTTGCCGTAACCGATCCGGCATACCTTGCGGCGCAATCGCTGCTCGCGCAAAATCCAAAGGTTGAGTCGTTCAAGATTGGGCGCCGAGCTCTCCCTTGGACGATCGAATACGATGTAATCGTGAAAACTGCCTTGAGTTCGACAAAATACACAGTCACGGTTGATGGTCAGGACGCCGAATTTACGAGTGACGCAACTGCGACGAAACCGGAGATCACCGCCGGCATGAAAATCGCGATCGAGGCTCTCGGGCTCGCGGTGACGGTTGCCGATGATCTTTCCGATACGCTGACAATCACAGGCAACGTTGCCGGAGCGTGGCACACTGTTACGGTTGACGATGCCGCCGAATCCGGGGCGATGTGGATAGAGAACACGACAGCCGATCCGGGCATCGTTACCGACATAGCCGCGATCGTAATCGAAGATGACGACTGGTATGGATTTCTTCTAGACAGCAATAGCCCGGCAGAGATAGCGGCGGCGGCTGCTGATATGGAGACGAGAACAAAACTATTCGTAGCGAATGTTTCCGATACTGAGATCTTGGACAGTGGAACGTCTGACGATATCGCAAGCACGCTAAAGGCGAGTGCCTACGCAAGGATTCCGCTGATCTATCATCCGGAGGATGGCGAATTCGCCGCTGCCGCCTGGATGGGGAAGATGCTTCCGAAAGATCCGGGATCTTCAACGTGGAAATTCAAAACGCTGGCCGGGGTCCCGACTTACAAACTCAGGGCATCGGAGAAAACGCAGCTCGAGGCGAAGCTCTGCAATTATTACATCGCAACAAATGCGGTCAATCACACGAGAACAGGAATAACTCCGGCCAATGAATGGATCGATGTGATCCGAGGCATCGATTGGTTGCGTGTTCGGATCCAGGAGGATGAATTTACACAGCTCGTCGGTGTCGACAAAATCCCCTATACCGATGATGGTGCGGCAATTATCGAGGCCGCTCTCCAAGGCAGGCTGCAAGATGCAATCGCAAAAAATGTTCTAGCCTCGAGCCCTGCTCCTGTTGTCACCGTTCCAAGGGTTTCCGATCAGAATGTGAGCGATCGGGCTGCTCGATATTTCCCAGGGATTCGATTCACCGCATATTTGGCAGGCGCAATCCACAAGCTTCAGATCATCGGATCTGTTAGTCCATAAAGGAGTCTGAGAAATGAGCCATAACGCAAGAACGACGACCTATGATCCAAGCAGAATCGCGATCACGTTTGGCCCTGTTAGGATCAGCGGCATAGCAGATGCGACATTTTGCAAGGTTTCTCGGGCGGAATCAAAATACACGACCAAGGCCGGAGCTGATGGAGAAACGGCGAGATCTCGGAATCTCAACCGGATTGGAACGGTTGAGATAACGCTCCTACAAACATCGGCCGCGAATGCCGAACTTGCTGCTTTGCATCTCGCAGATGAAATCAGCGACGGCGGGACCCCTGGGTTGCCATTGATGGTAAAAGATCTCGAGGGGAATTCACTCACAGTTGCATTCGAGGCGTGGATCGAAAAAACACCAGATGAGGAATATGCAAAAGAAGTTGGAGAACGTACCTGGGTCTTTGGCACTGGTAATTTGGTTGTGCATCCTGCTGGAAATTGATCAATAGAAAAAGGGAAATTCTATGGCGAGGAGAACCGAAGAATCTGAATCAATCAATGGTTATCGCTATAGGGTAACCATGTTGAAAACATCAGAGGGGTGGAAAATTGGCTGGCATCTGATGAATATTATGCTTCCGTCTGTGCTATCGCTAATCAAGGGAAACATGAGTCTTGATCAGATCATGAATTCAAAAATGGATGGCAAGGATGGTGCAATGATTCAAGACATTGTATCAAAGATATCATTTGCAATTGATGCTGATTATCTCCTCAAGATAGCCAAGACTTTTGCGGAATATACCGATGTCATTGGAGAAGGCGAAGCTGGGAAATTTGGTGACGCTGGGGCTCCACTGAAAGTGCATTTTGACGATCACTTCGCTGGCAGATATCTTGATATGTTGCGATGGTTCTGGTTCGCCATGAAATTGAATTTTGCGAGTTTTACAGATGGGTTGACGGAAAACATCGGGGACGCTCTGTCAGCCCTAAAATCCCTCGAAAAGCGCGAAGCAGTCTCCTCCCACCCGATCACTTGACATGGCCGATCTGGAGATTGATCACCGCAAAAGTCGCAACCCTCGAGGAGATCGAAACACACTGGAGTCTCGACGATCTGATTGATGCGAATGACGCGCTCGATTTTCAGGTATGCGTTGATTTTGAGGGAGTCGAAGACAAATGATCGTCAAAGAGCTATTCGCCAGGCTCGGTATCAAGATAGACGATGCATCGGTGAAAAAGGCCGATAGCGCTCTATCGAAAATCAAATCCGCAGCAATAATAGCAGGGGAGGCATTCGCCGCTCTGAAGATAACTGGATTTATGAAAAACCTCGCCAATGACGTCGCGGCAACGGGCGATCATATCGCGAAGACATCAAAGCAACTCGGCATAAACGCCCAGGCACTACAGGAGCTCTCTCACGCTGCAACTTTGGCAGGAGCGAGCCAAGAAGAGTTCATTATTTCGATGCGCCTGCTTCAAAAGGCGTCGCTTGAGGCGGCACAGGGCGGGAAAACATACGAGGAGGATTTTAAGAGGCTTGGTGTTTCAGTCAAGGATTCCAGCGGAGAATTGAAATCTGCCGAAATACTATTTGAGGAGATGTCTTCAGGATTTCAAAATCTCACGAGCGCAACAGAGCGAACCGGTCTTGCTCAGTCTTTACTTGGGGGATCTGGAACGAAGCTCATACCTGTTATGATGCAAGGGGCCGAGGCTATTCGTGCGCAAAGGATGGAGGCAAGAAAGCTCGGCATATTCTCGGACGATATGCTCGAAAAAAGCGAAAAGCTCGTTGATGCAAATGCAAGGCTTAATCGGGCATGGCTTGGCGCCAAGATCTTGATCGCATCTGCAATCATTCCGAGAATTGAAAAGCTAACAAAAAGGATCGCGTTCGCTATTGTGAAAATGAGAAAATTCGCCGAAGGGACCAGTATTGTCGAAACCGCATTGATTGCCCTCACGATAATTTCAAACGCATTGGCATTCGCCGTTGCCGTAAAGCTGATCTCTGCTCTTGGTGGTGCTGCAGCTGCCGCAATATCGGCGGCTGGCGGAACATTTTTGTTAGGCGCGGCGTTTTTGGCACTATTGGCGATTGTGTTTTTGATTGGCGAAGAAATCATAACAGCGCTTCAGGGAGGAGACACGCTCGGCAGAAGGGTGAGTGATTGGGCTGGAGATCTCTACGATAAGCTCATGAAGCTGGAAAGCTCAAACAAGGTTTTGAATACGATGTTATCGATACTCAAGGGGATCGTGGCATCGCTGAGATTTATCAAGGATTTTTCTTTTGCTCAAGTACAGTGGTTATTTGGTGGCGGAGCTGGGGGATTCAAAACGGCTGTTGAGGGACTAGAGGGATCTCCTCTCGAGGGCACAACTGGAAGGCTATTGATCGTCAAAGAGCTATTTGAAAAAAGAGGAATTATTGGAGCTTTATCTGATATCGCCAATAGTATCCCTGCTGAAGTTGGATTCGGAGAACATGGAACTATCGCAAAAACAGGTGGAGTGGCCATCACGAGAACAACGGCAACGAGCACGGCGAGAATCACGAGAAACCTATCAGTAGGCGATATCAACATCACAACTCAGCAAGGACAGAGCCCAGCTGAAATCGGCGATCATGTGATCGATATAATCGACAAGCGGATTGATGACAAATTTTCCCAAGCAGAGAATCAATTGGTGCCTGCGGTATCTGGGGTCAGATAATGGGAGTCAATGTCAGTCTGATCTATGGCGATATCGTCACCCAGATCGGAACAACCGATCTCGGGATTGTGAGTCTCGACATAAACGAAAGCGAGATGTTCACACGCGCCAAAAAAGTGACGAGACATCCGATCGAATCTGGGGCGACGATTTCAGATCACATTCAGGATGAGCCCGATACATTAGAAATAACAGGATTCATTTCTCAGACCGTGATCTCTCTAGATGATTGGATAAGCGAACCCGTAACGCGGGCCGAGGATGGATACAACAAGCTCCTCGAGTTGATGGATACAAAGAAGCCGATCTCGATCGTCACACCGAAAGCGACATATGAAAATATGGCGATCGAGAGAATCAGCAGACCGAGAGACGCAACGATCGGGCAGGGAGCCAAATTCACTATTTCGATGATCCAGATCGTGACGGTCGAATCAGAGATTGGTGAATTCGATGTTGGGACGGCACAGAAAAGGCAATCCAGATCGCCCAAAAAGAAGATTGGAAAAAAGCAAAAAACAGAGGCGAATGTGTCTCAGGTACAGAAAAAAAGCATTGCTGCAAGCGGTTGGGATGCGCTGACAGCGTCTATCTTTGGACCATAACCATGACCGATTTCATTCTTCCGACAAGGACCGATCTGAATGATTATGAAATCGAGCTAGAGCTCGATGGATCATCATATCTCTTCAGGTTTGAATGGAATTATCGATCTGAATATTGGTTCTTGACGATCTCGGACTCAGATCAAAATATAGTTATATCGAGCCAGAAAATCGTGATCATGACTCCATTATTGAGACACGTGCCAATCTCAACAAAACCGCCTGGAGAATTGATCGCGATAGACACCGGCGGGAACAACGAAGAGGCTGGGCTGGAAGATCTTGGCGAACGCGTCTTGCTCATGTATGGCGAGGCGACATGACATGCCAGAGCTTTTCAATAGGCGAGCAATCGTTTACCTCGGAGCCGAACAAGGCACATTGAATAGGGTGAAGATCGAAGGATTGCGCGTATCATTCAAGGTCATCAAAACCGATGAGCCCGAGCCGAATGACTCAGAGATCTCGGTTTGGAATCTTGCCGAATCGACTCGCGGGAGAATCAAAGACAGAACCTTGCCGGTATCGCTCGAGGCCGGATATGGGAAAAATCTTGCACTGATATTTTCCGGCGATATCGATCCAAAGGGAGTATCTTCTAGGCGAGAAGGCCCGGATTGGATCACGACGTTCAAGGCATCGGATAGCGGCGAAGCATTCAGAACCGCTAGGATCCAAGAGTCGATATCAGCAGGCGCAAAGTTGGGACCGGTTCTCAAAAAAATGGCCCAATCGCTCGGAGTAAAAACAGGTAACTCGATCGAGAAGCTCAAACAGGGAGACTTGAACGGCGCATTCGATACGTTTTTTTCAGGCGTGACGCTTTCGGGACCGGCATTCAAAGAGAGTCAGAGGCTCCTGAAATCCTCGGGTTGGGATATGCAAATCCACAACGGCGAGCTCGAAGTTACGGCATCGAATCAGCCGCTCGATCTCCCGGTTGTGCTTTTGACATCATCGACAGGGTTGATAGGATCTCCCGAGCCCGGAGACAAGGGCGTAATACGATTTGATTCGTTGCTAAATCCAGAGATCGGACCGAGGAGAAAAGTAGATCTGAAATCGAAAACGATCAGCGGATTATACATGGTAAAAAAGGTCACATTGATCGGCGATACAGACGGACAACAGTGGTATTCGCAAGCTGAGGCATTGCAGAGATGAGTAGGATCGCGGAGGTCATAAACAAGGCGATGGATGCGAGGATCTTCGAAATCCGCGTTGCTCTGCCTGGAAAGGTTGAAAAAATAGATCTCTCTGCCCAAATGGTCGATGTGAAACCGCAGGTCAAGAATAGATTTGTCGATGAGGATGGAATGGTCACGGTTGAAGATCTACCAGTAATTCCATCGGTGCCGATATCGTGGCCACGCGGAGGAGGATTTTTCCTCACGTTGCCGATTGCCGTTGGAGACACTGGCTTGATTGTTTGTGCCGATCGGTCGATCGACCAATGGCGTAAGTCTGGAATTGCAGGAGATCCGATCGATCTAAGGACTCACAATTGGCAAGGAGCTGTTTTTCTTCCTGGGCTTCACGATTCAAAGAATCCGCTTTCCGATGCCCATGGATCCAATGCTGTCATCGGAAAAGATGGCGGAACACAAATACACATCAAGGATGGCGCGATCACGCTTGGCGAAGAAACGCCGACACCAAACGAAAAGGTATTGCTTGGCACGATATTCAGAACAGCTCAGGCGACAATGAACACCGCGCTCCAGACCGGGTTCACCGCCATGGCCACCGGATTTACAGCACTTGGGACCGGATGGACTGCCGGAGCCACATTTGGCGCAACATTCGCGGCTGATGCGGCTACGCTTGGGACAGTCGCTCCAAATGTTGTGCCGGCCGCTGCCGTTTGGACGACTGCTTGTAGTGTCGCTGCGACGGCCTGTACTGTTGCAGCTACGGCATGTTCTACAGTAGCGACGGCAATCGGGACGTTCGAGACGACAGCAGGAAGCAATCAGGACTTCCAATCAAACATTGTTTCTGTCAAAAGATAGGCCATGGATCTCGAATTGCAATCCGGATCTGATGATCTGAAAATCACTGACGGAAATCTTTCACTCGTAGACGGTACGGCCTCGATCATCCAACACCTAAGAATCCGCTTGAGATTTTTCCTCGGAGAATGGTTTTTGGATGAGAGAATCGGGATCCCATATTTCGAGCGAGTATTAAAAAAGAACCCGAATCGAGCCGTTGTGATCGCTACGATCCGGAAGGTGATTATTTCGACACCTGGCGTTACCGCGATCACTGATTTCGACCTGTCGATTGATACCGCCACGAGGATCGGGCAGGTTAGTTTCAAGGCAACAACTGATGCTGGCGATATCGAATATAGTCAGGAGCTAGTAATCTGATGACCGAATACGGCGTGACATTAACAGGATTCTCTAAGAAATCGCTCGATGTTAGCAAATCGGAAATAGAGGAATCTCTTCGTGCGTCACTTGGAGACGGAATAAGCTTGCTATCGACGGGAGTTCTCGGGCAAATCGTTGGAATAATTGCAGAGCGAGAAGCCGAAATATGGGACGTCGCAGAGGAGATCTATGATTCCCAATATCCACTGAGCGCATCCGGGCAATCGCTGGACAATATCTGCACCATGACCGGAGTCACGAGATTGCCGGCCAGCAAGACCTCGGTCAATGTTCATTGCACAGGAACACCGGCAACTTCTTTGCCAATTGGTCGAATCGTATCAAATGATCAGGGGGTCAATTTTGAATCAGTTGCGGCGGCGACGCTTGCCCTTGCCCCATCATGGGCAATCAATACGGCGTATGCGGCCGGATTGTTTCGCACGAATAACGGGAATATCTACGTTTGCACGATTTCTGGGATATCTGACGGAGCTGGCGGACCGACCACAACCGGAGATGGTATCGTTGACAACACATGCGAATGGAATTTCGTTGGAGACGGTACAGGATTTGCTTCGGTCCAATTCGAGGCAGAAAACACTGGGCCGATATCTTGCGCCGCGACTGCAATCCATACCGAGATCGACAATGGGGCGATCGAGACCCCGGTTAGTGGATGGAATGATGCCAGGAATCTCGAAGACGGTTCGGTCGGGAGAAGCCTAGAGTCCGACGCATCTTTGAGAATTCGACGAGATCAGCTTCTTAGATCGACAGGACTGGCCGCGTTAGATGCAATTACATCGAAGGTTTTATCCGTGACTGATGTCGAATCGGTTTATGGTTTCGAGAATACGACCGACGCAACGGATGGAGCTGGAAGACCTCCAAAATCTGTTGAGATCGTCGTATACGGAGGGGCAGATCAAGATATTTGGGATGCGATTTGGGAATCAAAGCCTGCTGGAATAGCGACCTATGGAGCAGAAATCGGATCGGCAATCGATTCAAATGGATTGGCCCACGTTGTGAAATTCTCTCGCCCCACGGCCGTACCAATTACGATCGAGATCGATGTTGATATTGATTCAGAGTACCCGGCCGATGGGGATACTCAGATCAGGAATGCCTTGGTAGCTTATGGCGATGTGTTTGTAATAAGCCAAGATGTCTACGCATCACAGATGTATTCGTCGGTTTTTGCGATCAGCGGTGTTGTGAACATCAGCAGGCTGGAGGTTGGAAAGCCAGCGCCGCTTGGGACATCGGTTACTATTGCAGATGACGAAATCGCTACATTCTCCACAACGGATATCGTCATAGTCACAACGCCATGACACTGAACCAGAAAACCACGCATGTGTCAGATGCTCTCGGGCGGCTGATTAGCATATTCAAGGATCAGACAAACATAGAAGCTCTTTTGATGGCATTCGTGTCTCAGACGCAAAAAGACGAAAACACATTGTTTGAATTGCTCCTCGAGAGAACAATTGATACTGCGATCGGTGAGCAACTCGATGGGATTGGCGAGCTAGTAAACGCTGAGAGATCTGGGCGAACCGATGACGAATATAGGGTCAGGCTTCGCGCCCAAGTCTTGATCAATATTTCCAGCGGGACTGGAGATCAACTCAATTCGATCATGGAATTGATGACCGGAAACACGTTTACACTTCAAGAACTTTTTCCTGCCGGTTTCAAATTCGTTATCGATGATGAGCTAGCCGAATCTCCAACCGAGATTGCATCTGCAATATCGGATGCAAGGGGGGGCGGAATCGATGCCTCGATCGAATACACGTTGACAACAGACGCTTTGACCTTCACTTTCGCGACAGCCGACAGCCCAGAGGCAAGCGTTGATCAGGGTTGGAGTAATGACGGCGGGACCAGTGGCGGAAAATTCGCAGATTGCGAGGAAGCATAATGCCAGCGAAACCAACAGGCAACGCACAATGGGCGACAACTGGGGGGACAACGGTTGAGCCGAGTGCTGGCGAAAAAGCCAGCGGTTGGGTTGTTGAGCAAAAACCACCGGCCAGGAAAATGAATTGGTGGCAAAATCTGATTTATCAGTGGACGCAATATCTCGATGCTCCTGTAGGAACAGGTGCAGCCCCAGGGCTTGCTGCAATTGGAGGTCCTACTGATGGATATGGACTCCAGGGAACAGGAGGAGGGACAAACGGGGGAGGTCTTCGGGGTGTCGGGAAAGGAACCGGATCGGCGGTATCAGGAATCACCGAAGGCACGGTAAATGCCATCGGTGGGAATTTCACCGGGAGCTTGGCGAGCTCGGGGGTCAATGGTCAGGGAGGCGCGTCATCGGGATACGGTTCGCGAGGAACAGGCGGAGCGCCAAACGGTGGCGGAGTTTACGGGACCGGGTCCGGAACAGGGCCGGGCGTCAAGGGCGACTCTGGCGGGACTGGTCTCGGCGGTGATTTTCTCGGAGGTGGGACGGCCGAAGGCGTTTACGGCAAGGGTGGATCCGGTGGTGGTACCGGCGTCAAGGGCGAGGGAGGATCGGCCACATCCAAAGGCGGCGAGTTTATCGGGTACGGGGCTGGGGCTGGAGCCGAAGGAACGGGCGGAAACACGGCTGGTCCTGGTTTCAAGGGAACTGGAGGAACTGGCGGTGTTGGGATTCATGGGCAAGGCGACGGAGCCGCCGAGGGTGTTTTTGCGAAAGGCGGAACCGGTGGCGGGATAGGTGTCAAGGCTGAGGGGGGATCGGCCAATTCGATCGGCGGAGATTTCACCGGATACGGGACTGAGCCGGGAATTTTGGCGAGGTCATCCAGTACCGGGACGACTGGCGCTCACAACGCTGGCAGGCTCAAGGCGCTGACATCTGGCGACATGGCCGACACGTTCGGGCCGCAGATATCGTTTCACGCCGAAGACGACGCGAGCGGCGACAAATACTGGGGCGGGATCCATTCGTACCGGGCAGGATCCGATAACGACGGGGCGATGACGATCCGAACGTCGGCCGATGGATCAACGCCGACAACGAGCGGGATCTATATCGACAGCAGTGGCCAGGT